CTAAATATGGTGAAATCCAGTAGAGTCATTATCAACAATGTTGATATCCGTGATCTTTTATCAGCACCAACACAGGAACAGCTTGATTGTCCGTATTGCCACAAAGGGAAGCACGTTTATATTTGCGAAAACACCTATTTAGAAATAACGCCAGGTGAAACAAGGGTTTGTAAAAAACGTGTAATTGATTACGAGGAATGGCAAATTGGAGCAGTTAAATTTGATTATTGCCCGATGTGCGGTAGGAAGCTAGGAGATGAGTAGATGCACAAAAGAGCTAGAAACCACAAAATATCAGTATTGTGGGATAAAGGGGGCAAAGAGTTAAAACAGTACTCTCTTAACCCTGCAATTTGGTTTGGAGGATATTATAAAAATGACCCACGTTATGAACCACAAGGCAAAAAGGAAGCCAAAAAATACATTCATGCACCTGGTTTGTTGCAATTTGTTCCGTCAACATTTGACGACAGTGAAATAAGCAAATTTTTAAAAAGAGCTTGGCGGAATAGGAGATGAGTAGATGAAGCATCAGTTAATAGAACTATTAAAGAAGGCAAATGAAGGGGTATCTGCTACCCCAAACGTGATTAAAGAGTTAATTCGAGAGTATCAAATGGCGTCTATTGGGTATTTAGTTTTTGGAGTTTTATTATTGGCAATCGCAACTATTGGGCTTATTTTTCTGTTAAAAGGATTTGCAGATAAAAAAGAGTGGGCAGCGGAACATCACACCTATGACAACTCTTACTCAGTGACAACTTTGCTTGTAACTTCAGTTTGCATAAGCGGAACTTTAGTTTTGATTGGTATCATTATAGTTCTTTGCAAAATTGGCCCTGCATTTGCGCCAGCGTGGTACATGATTGAAAGCTTAATGAATTAGGAGATGAGTGAAATGCATATGAGTTTAACTAATGAAATCCTAATGCTAATTTTGATAAATTTGTTTTTTATAAACAGCAACATCTGGCAGAAAAATTGGCTTAATCCTTTGATGGCTGAAGCTTTGACACTGATTTTTATTATTATGTTTATTTTGGGAGTGTGATTAATTCTTGAAACGAAATACATTTAAATACATTGAAGATATTTTGCGAGACTATCCAAACATTGACCAGCACATAAAAGAGCGCGAACTAGCTTTGAGATATTCGACACAACCTGCTGATGAAAACGTTGGTGGTGGTAGAGCCCAAAATAAGTATACACAGCCTGTTTTAAACATGCTGATTACCATTGATGAAGACACACGACTGACAGCACTTAAAAATAACCAGAAAGCTATCAATGACATATTAGATGAATCGGGAATTGATACGATCACAATTATCAATGAGTTGTATTTTAAAAAGCGTCCAGTCTACACTATGAATGGATTAGTTGAGAACAACTTAATTTCAGTAGGCAAAAGTAAAGCATATGATTTGAGAAACAACTTTTTTGAAAATTTAGCGAGAAAATTGGGATTAATTTCTTGACCGTGGAAAAAATCGAGAAAAACGGTGCTTGTTTCCATAGTAAAATTATAGAGTAGAAAAAATTAAGTAGTGTTACGGCTAATCACTTAAAAGCCGATACTAGCTGTGCATGCAGCATATATGTGCGGATAGACCGCACGTCAGGGCTAAAGGCCCAGTGATACATAGCCATGGCGGAAAACATGGCTAACCGACTATCCATAAACAATAAAAAATAATTCTTTCTGTTGGATAGTCAAAAATAAAGGCACTTGAGTTCTAATAGTTTAGCTAAAATGCCAAGTGCTTGAATTGCGGCCGGAGCAATCCGGTATACATATTGCTCGGAAAACCGGGCTATTTTTATACACAAAATAAGGAATGATTTTATGCGATGTTTGTAGATAAGGACTACGGCTTAGTCAACAGTAAGGCTGAGCTGAATATGATGAGAAGATTGAATAACGAAATAGCTAGGCGAAAGCACAGAAGTAGTGGCTGCCAGATAATTACTAATTTGTCAAAGCTTTCCCCTGATAAGTGTGTAAGGTGTGATGGCAAGCATAATGAAAAACAGTAAGTAATAAGCTCGGAGGTGATGATATGACATGAAAAAGCAAGAGCAAGCAGAAAAAGATTATTTAAGCGGTATGAAGTATAAGGACATTGCTGCTAAGCATGGAGTGTCTATCAACACCGTAAAAAGCTGGAAAACTAGATACAACTGGCAAAGGGGTGCACCTGTTAAAAAAAGTATGCGTGCAAAAGCTGAAAAGGGTGCAGTCGAAAAAATAATAGAAAATGATGAACTGACAGAAAAACGAAAACGTTTCTGCCTTTTTTATTTACAGAGATTTAATGCAACATGGGCATATCAGAAAGCATATGAGTGCAGTTATGAAACAGCTCGCGTTGAAGGAAGCCGTACCCTCGCAAACCCTAACATCAAAGAGCTAATTACAGAACTAAAGAAACAGCAGTCACAAGAGCTTTATGTTGATGCTAACGATATTCTTCAAGGCTATCTCAAACAGGCTACAGCGGACGTTACAGACGTTGTTGAGTTTGAAACAGTTAAGCGGTTGAAGTGGCAGAAGAACTACTCGAAAGACGGTAAGTATGGTCCGAAGAGTAATCCTTATAATTATGTTCCTGTTATTAATCCTGAAACTGGAGAACAAGATTTCTATTATGAACATATTGTTAAACTGCGTGATAGCAGTAAGATTGACACTTCAAATATTAAGTCAATCAGGATTGATAAAGGAGAGCCTGTCGTTGAAATGTACGATAAGCAGAAAGCTATGAAAGAGCTGCTAGATCGTCTGCCTGAGCCAGAGATTGAAAGTAAAAATAGCAACAGTTTCTTAAACGCTTTAAAAGAAACTTCAAAAAGAGTTTGGGGTGGCGATGATGCTAATACAGAAAAGTAAATTTGAATTTGCCCCCTTTTCAGACAAACAAAATCAAGTTCTAACTTGGTGGCTTTCTGAAAAAGAATCGCGTAAAGAAGCAATTGTTTGTGATGGATCCGTGCGTGCTGGCAAGACGGTAGTTATGTCGTTGTCTTATATTATTTGGAGCATGACTGAGTTTAGCAATGAGCAGTTTGGGATTGCTGGCAAAACTATCGGGTCGTTAAGGCGCAACGTTATTCGACCGTTAAAATCAATGCTTGAAACACTAGAATATAATGTTCACGATTCACGGTCAGAAAATATGTTGATTATTCGCAAAGATAAAAAGACAAACTACTACTTCTTATTTGGTGGTAAAGATGAATCAAGCCAAGATCTCGTTCAAGGTATTACCTTAGCGGGGTTCTTTTTCGATGAAGTTGCTTTGATGCCACAGTCGTTTGTTAATCAAGCTACCGCACGTTGTTCTGTTGAAAACTCCAAACTATGGTTTAACTGCAATCCAGCGGGCCCGTATCATTGGTTCAAAGAAGAATGGATCGACAAGCAAAAAGAAAAACGTGCTATTAGAATTCATTTCATGATGAAAGATAACCCGTCTCTTTCTGCAGCAATTCGTGATAGATACGAAAGAATGTATTCAGGCGTGTTCTATCAGCGATATATTTTAGGCTTGTGGGTGCTGTCAGAAGGAATTATCTATGATAACTTCGATGCTCAGACTATGGTTGGCGATCCACCTGACGGTGCTAGGTTTGCTAAATATTATGTGTCTTGCGATTATGGGACATTGAACCCGACAGTGTTTTACTTGTGGGGCTTTTTTGATGGAGTCTGGTACTGCTTGAAAGAATACTATTATTCAGGTAGAACAACTCAACATCAACGGACAGATGAGCAATATGCTAATGACCTAGCTGAATTTTTAGGCAAGATCAAAGCAACAATTATTGTCGACCCAAGTGCTGCATCATTTATTAAAGTTCTTCGCAATCGAGGATATCGAGTATTAAAAGCTGACAATGATGTGCTTGATGGGATACGAGCAACGCAAACAGCGATGAACACAGGCAAAATTAAATTTTCTCCAAATTGCAAAAATTTATTCAAAGAATTCAGCTCATATATTTGGGACGAAAAAGCAGCCGATCGTGGTGAAGACAAACCAGTTAAGCAGCATGATCATGGATGCGATGCGGTTAGATACTTTGTCTACCGTGTTATTTACAATAAAAATGTTGCTAAAGTAGTAACTAAGCCAACATGGTTAAGAGGGTGATTAAAATAGATTCAATAAATTTACTAAGCTGGGGCAAAGACAGAAGCTCAGATGTTGCCGTTGATCCAGATTTGATTGGTGACATTGATAATCCTAGTTTCGACACTATCAACTACGCTATTAAAGCACAGCAACAGCGTATTGATCGTTTTGACTTGCTAGAAAACTACTATCAAGGTAACCAACAAATTATTAGTAGGAGACTAAGCGATACATTAGGAAAAGCAAATCAAAAAGTAATTGCTAATCATGCGAAATATATAACTGATATGAATGTGGGATTTACAACCGGTAATCCAATTTCGATTGCAGCTGCTGAAGGTAAAAATATTAAGCCTATTCAAGAGGCATTTGACGAGATGGATGTTGATTCACACAACACTGAGCTAGAAAAAGATTTAAGCGTGTTGGGATCTGCTTATGAGTTGCTATACATTAAAAACGTAGATAGCACACCGCAGATGGCGATTCAAAAGCTAGATCCGCGACATACTGTTTTAGTGACAGATGATACAGTGGATCATAACCCGTTATTTGGAATTTATTATTTTTCTAAGTTAGACTTACTAGGAAACCCAAACGGATATCTGATTACTGTTTACACATCAAAAAATGTAATCGAGTATCGCACTAAGATAGGATATGAGCTGTCAACTACTAACATCGCTGATGGTTATCCGCGAGCAATCGAACACTATTTTAGCGGTGTGCCTTTGATAAGTTACCAAAATAACGAAGAAAAGCAAGGTGACTTTGAGCAGGCAATCAGTTTGATTGATGCATATAATGAGCTGCAATCAGACCGTATCACTGACAAAAGAAACTTTGTCGATGCCATCCTAGTTTTGTTTGGCTTTTCACTAGATGATGAGAATAGCATTGACAAAACACACTCTGTCATTCAAGCACCGCCTAAAACAGGTGATAATGCTGCAGATGTGGAATGGTTGACTAAGTCGTTTGACGAGTCGCAGATGCAGACACTAGCTGATTCGATTAAGAACGATATCTTGCAGATGACGTATGTGCCAAACCTACTAGACCAAAACTTTTCAAGCAACGCAAGTGGTGTGGCAATTAAGTACAAATTGTTTGGACTGTATCAATTACTAGCCACTAAAGAACGCTACTTTGCGAAAGGCATGCGCCAACGTATGCAACTAATGCAGAACTTACTAACCTTTAAAGGACAGCAATGTGATGCAAGTGGTGCTATTATTCACATAACACCAAATATTCCGGTCGACATGGCTTCAATCATTACTGATATTAAGAATGCAGATGGCGTGATACCGCAAAAGGTTGCACTAAGCTGGTTACCAGGGCAAAACGATCCTGATGAAATGATTAAAGAGCTGCAACAGGAAAAACAAGAAAATATGCAGCAGCAACAGCAAGCCTTAGGCGGTGATGCACCAACCGAGGGGCAAACTGTTGATGATGATGGAAATGTGATAAACAAACAGCAGAAATCAGGCGATGAATCATGATTAAAGCTGTTTTTTATTTACGCAAGCAAAATGTGATTGGATATGAAATAACTGGTCACGCTCATTTTGCTGCCAAAGGTTCAGATATTGTGTGTGCGGCTGTTTCAGTTCTTAGCCAAGCAATTACAACAGAATTAAATAATGCTGTTCTAAACGATTGTGAGGGCATTTCAGTTAGATTGATTGAACCTAATGTGAGAAACAGAGTGTTATGTGAAACGCTGATTAACGGGCTTAAACAGATTGAAGAACAATATCCTAAGAATTTAAAGGTGGACGTATATGAAACTCGAAATTAAAGACCAACCAAAGCATTTAGGCTCGGCCATTAAGTCGATTGGTATTTTCACAATTGTAATCTTAAAAATGCTAGGTTTGATTAGCTTAAGTTGGAAGCCTTTAACTGGTGCTTTGATACTTTTGTATTTGTTTCTTTAGAGGAGGATATATCATGGACCTAATTAAGATTAACAATATATTTATTGCTATTCTATCCATTTTAGGGGTAATACAAATAGTTTTGGCGATTTGGTTGCTGATGCTTGTGTTTTGATGAGGAGGTGTGATTATTGGCAGATAAAGAAAAACTAACCTATTGGCAACTGCGTGCAATTCGTAACGAAGAAAAATCACATGAAGCTGCTAATAGCAAGATACCAGTAATCACTAACGCCTATATTCGTGCACAAAACTATTTGCAAGGTGAAGTTAAGCAAATATACCGAAAATATTTCAGCAACGGGACGTATACCGAAGCACAAGCAGCAGAAATCTTGAATACAACCGTTAGCCCTACTGAATTAATAACCTTGCGTGCATTAGCCAAGAATATTACTGATACTGAATCAAAAAAGCAAGTTACCGATTATCTTTCTGCATTAGCTGCTAAAGGACGGATAACACGTCTAGAAGAACTACAGGCTAAGTCGTATATCGCTGTTAAGCAAGTGTCTAGCGTGGAAGTGCAGGAATCGACAGACTTGTACACCAAAGTGATCCAGCAAGCGTGGAATGAAGCAACTGCTGAGGGTGTGATCGGTGATGTTGGTAAAGACGTTGAGTTATTTGAAAAAGGTTATGTACCACAGATTGACGAAAAAACCAAGCAAATTAGTATTCTAAATCCATCTACAGGTAAAGAAATTACTAAGGTTAATGCCGTGCCAGACAAAGCGATAACGAGTTTTAAAGAGCTGTCCGGAAAGTACGTTAAGGCTGCGCTCGATACACCCTTTTACGGTAGAAACTACTCACAACGTATTTGGGGCAACACTGACAAGTTAGCTGAACGATTGAAAGAATTGTTCACTGCACAGCAAATGAGTGCCATGAGTGAGCGAGATATGGCTAAGGCGTTATCTGATGAATTCGGCAGTGGCATGGCTAATGCTAAGCGTTTAATCAGGACAGAAGCTAATTATTTCCACGCAACAACTAAGGTGGCTGGCTGGAAGCAACGTGGTATCAAAGAATATGAGCTAGTAGCTGTTTTAGATAACCGAACATCAGCTATTTGCAGGCACATGGATGGGAAAGTATTTAAAGTCAGTGAAGCCGAGGTTGGTGTAACGCTCGACCCATTTCATCCACATTGCCGGACGACACCAGTAGTGCATTTTGCTAACAGCAAGTACACAGGGACACGGACGGCTAACAATCCTAACACTGGTAAAACATTTCAAATTGATCAAAGCAAAACTTATCGAGATTGGGAAAAGATTATTAATGATGAAAGGAAAAAGCAGTCATGAAAATGTACGATATAGAGATTAATTTAGCAGACGGTTCACAGATAAAAGCGTGTGGCCCATATAAAAGTTCTACGTTTGCGGTGGCTAGCATTTTGAGCCAGTTTGATAGAACAGAAATATTTGGCTTAGATAAAAAATCAATGTATGTTAACCAAAATCAAATTGTAAGTATATTTGCATTTGAAACTGACAAGCCTTTAAAAGAAGTCCATGACTTTCAAACACTTTTTGATCTATGAGGAGTTGATAATTATGCGTTGTTGTAGTGGTTGCGGGTGTCTAGCGTTACTATGTTTGCTGTTTTGGGTATTTGTGTTTGTTCTCATATTATTTTAGGAGGCTGTTGCAATGGAAAAAGTTGAAATTAACCCATTTTTAGTTCAAAAAAATCAAATGATAGAAGCTGTTGAAACATTTACGGATTCTTATATAGTTGCGTATAACAAGGCTTTTGCAGAATCTAGAAATAGTGAGTTTTCCCATGAGGTGGCAAAGAATATGGTTACTGCGATAATGCAAGCAAATAATTAGGAGGGAAACAACATGAACAAATTAAACTCTGACATGTCTGAATACACTAATCCACTGGAAGAAAAGGTAAAAGCATTGGAAAAAGAAACCACTGGATTAAAAACATCTTTAGCAACTGTAACTGATACGGTTTCACAACTCATTGCAGATAAAGCTGCGTTTGCTAGCTTAGCGCAAAAAGTTATAGATTCAGCTGAAACAAAAACAGAAAACATGGTTGATGATAAGGGCTCAGCAGAACAAATCGTTGGTGGAACTATTGATGCAGATAAAGTAACATTTAGGGATATTGCTTTTACAGAATAAAGGAGGTAGCTACCATGTTTCATCATTACACGACCAAATACGGCGATGGAAACAACAATTTAATTATTGAATCATGGCTTCAATTTGATTTCTTCAAATGGTATTTCATCTTTTCTGATAAGAAAATCATTTTTAAAGATTGTTACGACAAAATTGTAAAGGATAAAAATGGAATGTTGAATTTTAAATGCATTCCAAGAAGTGCATTTTAATTGAGTTTTCGACCTGAGCAAGTCGTTAAACTGCTTAAATTAAATAGCAAACAATTTCAGGAGAGTGTGAAAATGGATAATCAAAAGTTTATTGAAAAATGCAAGGAACTAGTAGCTAAATATGCTAACGAACACTTAGATAAAACTGATAACATCTCAATTGATAAATCAAATGTTTTTGTGGTTTGGTCAGCTAAAGCACTACAAAACAATAAGGCGCTTTTAAGTACAACTTTGTTTGACGGAATGTATTACGAACTAACATATAACGGAGATAAAAAAGAGTTGTATTTTGACGCTTACAAGAAATTCGAGAATAAGAAATTCGATATTAACTAATATTTGACCTGTCGAATGTCACTAAACTAGGCAAATTAAATAGCATGCGTGGGTCTGTTGAAGATACCACTTTAGAATCAGCGCAATGTGTGGGGCGCAAGCAATGCATGGGGTGCTTTTTTTGTGGGCTGAATTAACAGAAATGCGTGGGCGAAAGGAGTTTTTATGATGAAAGAGCTACTAAAGATGAATTTACAAATGTTTGCTGAGGGTGACGGTGGTCAAGACGGAGAAGGAACTGGCGAGGGAAACGGCGGACAAGGTGAAGGCACTAATGGAGAACAAAATCCGCCAGCAAAGCCCAGCCCAGCTGAGCCGCCTGTAACGCCAAAGCCATTCAAGGTATTTGCTCATGCAAAAGAATTACAAGCTTATACTGACAAACTTATCCAGAGTGCTATTAAGACTCACGATGAGAAGAAAGCCAGTGAAGCACAGCAACAGAAGTCTTATGAAAAAATGACTGACTTGGAGAAAGCTAAGTATGATAACGATCAACTTCAAAAGCAATTAGCCGAGTCACAGACTCACGCTAAAGTGGTTGAGAATCGTGCAAAGATTACTGAACGCTTAGGTTCAGATGACTTACCAACTGGATTAATCAGTGTGTTTGGTGAAGGTGTGCTAGCTAATGATGAACAACTTGAAGAAGCGTATAAGAACGTATCTAAGGTGTTCACTGAAAGCTTACAAAAAGCTATCGACAAACGCATTGCTGATTCAAGCACAACAGTGCCGGGCAAAGCAAACAGAGCAAAGAAATCCGAGGGAGCAACAGTCGCAGAACAGTTTAACAAGCAACAGGAGCCTATTAAAACAGATTTTTGGGCTACTAAATAAGGAGGAATTTTAAATGGCTTATGTAAAAGCAACAGAAACAGTTAATGAAACTAACTTTTTAGCTTCAGAAAAATTTGTATCTTTTCCACGTCAGGTTGATTCAACTAGTTATGCAGTAACAACCGATGGCCGTGGGCACAAGGTTATCCCAGCAGGTACTGTTTATCCAACTAACGATGCTAGTGCAGAGGGTGTAACGATCGATGAAGTAGATGTAACTTACGGTGCACAGCCTGTTGGCGTTATTGTCGATGGATTTATTTATGGCAAGAAGTTGCCAGTTGAACCTGCAGCAGCTGCTATTACAGCATTGAAACGGATTACTTTCGTTGATGAAACTACTGCAAGTGCACAAGGTTAATTAAAGGAGGAATATTTAAATGACAACAATTGGAGATTTATTTTCACAACATGATTTAATTGATTTTTCGTTAAATCGACAGTATGCACCGTTTTTAGGCGATTCACTGTTTCCGGCAACTAAAGTTAACTCGTTGACTGTTGATGTATTGAACCGTCAGACACGCGTTCCTGTTATTGCATCAGTAGCTGCCTTTGATGCGGAAGCCGAAATCGGAAGCCGTTCAGCATTAGAAAAAGCTATTGAATTAGCTTTGATCAAACGTAAAATGCAGATTAAAGAACAGGACTTGTACGCATTGCTTAATCCACGTACGCCCGCTGAGGGTGCATATCTTAAAAATCATGTATTTGACGACTTTGATGTGCTTAACCAAGGTGTTTTAGCTCGTGTTGAAAAGATGGCTATGGACGTTTTGGCAACAGGTAAAACTACTTTGACCGATGAAAATGGTAAACTGTCAATTCCTCTTGATTACGGTGTACCCGCTGCTCATCAGGAAGCACTATCTGGTACATCTCTATGGGATACAGATACTGCTGATATTTTAGGGGACATTACACGCTGGTGTGATTCATTGGACATTGCTCCTACACGTGCATTAACTTCTCGCAAAGTATACCGCTTGATTACCACTAATGCTAAAGTATTACAGGCGGTATTCGGTACTTCAACGCGTGCACTTGGTCAAGCTGATTTTGACGCGTTTATGCAAGCACAAGGCTTACCAATCATTCGCACATACGATCAAAAATACAAAGATGGTAAGGGTGTTTCAAATCGCTACTTCCCAGAAAATCGTATCGTGTTGATGAACGATGATCCATTGGGCAATAAGGTGTTCGGGCCAACTCCGGAAGAATTGGCACAGTTCAACGGTTCAGCACAAGTAAATGCAGTCGGTAATGTGTACGACATGATTTACACCGAATCACATGATCCAATTGGCACATGGGAAAAAGCTTCTGCTGTTGCATTGCCAGCATTTGCAGCTGCTGATGAAGTGTTCCAAGCACAAGTTTTAGCCTAAGAGGTGTTTTAAATGAAAGTTAAGGTTAAAGGTATGCCTGTTAGGCATAACGGCAAACGTTATAAAAAGAATGAGGAGCTTGTCATTGAGCAAAAACATTTCAATGATGAGCTTTTTGTTTGCCTTGATTCAGGCAAGAAGGAAAAACAGCCAGCTAAAAAATAGAGGTGATTGTTTATGCCGACACCAAGTCCGCCAGATAAGGCGGGGCAACTTACTAAATTGTATGCACGATTAGGGGTAACCGCTGATTCAGATGATGCAGTAGTTGTTTCGGATATGTTTGATGATGCTATCCAGATGTGTCTTGACTACACCAACCGCACTGATTTCACTACGCCAATCTTGATTCAAGCTAAACGTTTAGCGATTGTCATGTACAATCAACAAGCTGATGAGGGCGAAACTACTCGGTCAGAGGGTGGCGTATCACGTACGTTTGAAACTGGTATTCCAGCTAACATTCTGGCTGCACTTACACCATATCGAGTTGGTAAAGTGAGGGGATTTTCATGAGATTAAGACTTGGAGATTTGACTACCGTCTATGTTAGAAAGCCACAGCAGACAGTTGACGATGAGGGCAACATTATCACAGGTGGTTGGTCAGATCCAATTGAAATTAAAATGAATGTCCAAAGTGCTGGCGGTCAAGTTAATGCGCAAGTGTGGGGCAAGCAGCTTAAATACATTAAGTCATGTAAGTACCAAGGAAATGTGCTTAACGAGAACGAAAGTGAAAACTGGGGTGTTTGTTTAAACATAGCCAAAACTGATGAACCGGACTATCTGATCAACCAAGTACAAACATACTCAACTCACAAAAATGTAACTCTTGAGAAGCGTGATCAAAATGGCTGAAATTGAAATTAAAGGTATGGATAAGCTTGTTGCTAAGCTACAAAAGCTACCTGAAATTTATAAGGATGCTATCTGGGATGGTGCGTTTGATGTAGCTGAAAAAGTTGAGGGTTATGCGGTTAGAGAATTGCAATCCTCAGTTAAATATGGTACTGGCGAATTAGCTCGAAGTATCAAATATGAAGTAGTTGAAAAAGACAGTAAGATAGTTGGACGTATTTGGTCAGATAGTGCTGTCGCGTGGTATCGAACTTTTGGGACTGGTTTGGTTGGTGAAGCTTCGCCTAAAAAGCTGCCTGATGGATTCGAACCATCATATCGGCAAACACCGTGGTTTATTCCAGCTGATAAAGTTGATGTTAATTTACATGAAATTTATGGTATGCCATTGATTGAAATTAACGGGAAAAAGTTTTATCGGACTAAAGGGCAACCGGCTAGACAGTTTTTTGAGCCAGCAATCGAAAAGGTTTCTGATGAAGCAGATACCATTGTTGCTAATCGTGTCAATCAAGCTGTGCATGACAAGTTAGGAGGCTAGTTAATGGAAATAATCAACATGAAAACAATAGCATATCAAGCTATCAAGTCGGTTACGGATATTAAGCTAGTCACAACTAGCTATCCGGACAGCTTTACAGTTTATCCGACTGCTATTTATTCAACTGAACATAAAGCCCATTTCAGAGATTCTAGTATGAACGAATTGCAGACTGAATGGACGATTACTGTTGATTTATTTACCAACTCAGGCAGTTTAACAGATATCACAAATAAGCTCATAACGCTTTTTAGCGCTATGGGCTTTTCTAATGATGTTGGTGATGAAAATTTAAGTGGAGTATCGCGTGTATTCATTAAATTTACAGGAATTGTAGATAACGAGAACAAAAGAGTTTACGAAAACTAAGGAGGATTTGAAATGGTTAAAACGATTAAATTTGATTTACAAAAATTTGCAGATACATCTATCGAAGGGCTGTCTGCACAAGGAACGGTATTGTCATACGCAGCACATGGAACAACTACTTTTACACCTGTTGCAGGTGTTAAAACAGTGCCTGCGATTGGTGGGTCACCACAGACGATTGATGTTACTGCTTTAGATGATGATTCGAAGAAAAGTGTAGCTGGATTGCAAAGTGTGTCTAACTTGGCGTTTACGACAGTTTACAAAACATCAAACTTCAGTGCTTTAATTTCTAAAGCTGATGGCAAAACTATCTATGACTGGAAAGTAACTTATCCAGACGGCATGACAGCTACATTTAGCGGGTCATTCACTCTGGCAACTGCTCAAGCTGCTGTTAATGGTTCAATTGACTTTACCATTACCGTAGTTGTTTCGGATGGGCCAGACTTTGCTGCACCCAGTACAGGGACAAGCGGAAGCTAAAACAACAACTTACTATCCAAAGTCGTAACTAACTAATCGATTCAACAACACTAGTCGCCTAAGAAAATCATAATAAGCACGTGGAAACTGCTGGCGGCTTTCATAAACCGGGAGGGTTTTACTAATGAAAGAAGTTCAATTTGGAAATTTAACACTGAAATTAAGATTATCGCTTGATGAAATTGAAGCTATCGAAGCTCGTCTAGGCAACAAGGCACTTATGAGCTTGTTCTTAGACCAAGATGGTTCAAAAATGCCGTCAATTAAAGATTGCTTAATCTTTTTGCAGGGCGCTAACCAAGTACATGGCGTTACTGATGAAAAAATTAAAGATGCTTGCCGCAAGTTTTTGCAAGATGGGCACACCACTATGGATTTGCTCCAACTGGTGACTGAAACAATGCAAGATGGCGGTTTTTTCGGCAAAAAGGACACTCAATCCAAGACCAGTTCGGTATCTCAACTCAAAACATCAGCAAAAAGTCAGAAGTAAAAACATATAGTACAGTTACTGATTTAATCGAAGACTTATATCCGATAGCTGTTCAATATGGGGTTAACGCTGAGCAGTTTTGGCATATGACTTTTAAGGAAGCGATGGTTCAATTGCTTGCAAATCGTAAAAACAGAATTGATCAGATGAAGTTTAGAGCAATGATGGATCATCAGCAAGCTAACTTGATTAGTTTCGCATTTAATGACCCGTCTAAAATGCCTAAGCTTGAAGAAGCTTATCCATTTTTGAAAGACGAGCAGCAAAAGCAAGTTGAACAAGCACCAGAGTGGAAAAAAGACCAGATGCAATTAATGGCTCAAGCAGCAAGAGTTAAAGCATTTAACAAGTTAAAGAAAGGGGGAAATTAGTTTGGAACTTGAAAGTCTTGAAACGTTATTTAAAGTTAATTGGGACAACGTGAAAGAACAATTGCAACGAATGCAAGAAGCATTTCAACAGTTTGGCGATTTAACAGCTAATACTGCTCAACAATCGATGCAAAAAACTGAACAAGCGATGGATTTATCAGAGGGCTTGCGAAAAGTCCAAGAGGAAATCAGGCAAGTTAATCAGACGATCAGTGAGTCGTTTAGCAAAATGTCTGATACAACTCAGACCGGTTCAGAAAAGATTAGTCAATCAGCTGGCAAAATGTTTAGTACAACTAAGCAAAAAGTTAGTGATGATTTAGAATCTGTTGTTCAAACAATTAATTCAAAAATGGAACAAGCAAAGGCAGCCCAAGCCAAAATTAATGAATTACTTAGTCAAAAGAATTCTCTTTCTAATGCCCAGCAGACTGGTACCGAGGGCATTAAAATTGATAATCAAGTAGCATCAGCTCAAGCTAAAATGGTTCGTTATCAAAACCAAGCTAAATCATTAGCTCAACAGATGCAAAAGGAGTTTGATGCTATACCTGATTCATTAAAAAGAATTAGCACAGCTATGGATCAGAATGAAGGTAAAATTAATACCCTCAAAGACCAGCTCAAACGTCTGGAAACTGCTTATAAAGATTTGCAAGGTGCAGCTAAAATAACACCAGGCAATGAAAAAAATCAGAGTAAATTAACATCTTATGAAAAATCCATCATGTCTACACAGGATAAAATAAGAAAACTAATTAACTCTAATGATGAATTATCGCAGTCGTATGCTTACATTGAAGACAGAGTTGAGCCTTTAAAATCTGCTTTATCTAAAGTTAACACTGAAATGAATGAAGATAGCTCCAACGCCCACAAAGCTGCTAGCTCAATGAATGAAATGAGTGAATCAGCCAGTCACGCAAGCATGAACATGGATAAAATGTCTGGCGGGGGCTTCTTTAGCAATATTAGTAATGCAGTCAAAAAAGCTACAAGCAGCATGAATATGTTTGGACGTGAAAGTGAATCTTCAATGTCTAAGGCTAGTCGTTCTGGTAGAGAATGTTACGGTGTTTTGAGTAGCATACGCCAGCAGTTAATGTTTTTGCCATCTATGCTGATTGTTTACGGTTTATTGTGGAATGGAATTAGTAGCTTAGCCACAAGTACGGCACAAGCTTTTGAAGTTAATAAGAAGTTTGCTGCTAGTCTTGAAACAATCAAAGATAACTTGCTAACGGCATTTTACCCAATTTACAATTACGTTTTGCCTGCTGTTAATGCGTTAATGTCGTCACTTGAAAAAGCTACGTCTTGGTTAGCTCAATTTACATCAGCCTTAACCGGTATGAGTTTTAGTGCTGCAAAGAGTGGTGCTAAAAACTTAAAGGAGCAAGTCAGCGCATTAAACGATACAAGTTCGTCTTCATCAGCAGCATCAAAGGCGATAAAAAAGGCTAATGAACAGATTAGAGAAGAAAATCGTCAAAATTCATTAGCTGTAAAACACCAAAATGAGGAAATTGAAGAATCAAATCGTAAAGCAAGAGCTGAAGTACAAAAAGAAAATGCTCAAATCACTGCATCAAACAAGGCTGCTACTGAATCATATGAGAAACAAAAGAAAGCGGCTGAAGAATTAACTGAATCACTCATGGGGTTTGATGAACTTAACATTTTGGATAAAAATCAGTCTAATGATATCAGCAAGCCTGAAAGCCAATCCAAAGAGAGTTACACATCTCAACCGACTGTTTCTTCACCAGACAGTATCCCAACTGAGAGTACGGATTCTGATGATGCAGAAGATGATACACCATTTACACCGTCTAGTTCAGTTTTTGATTCAGCGGCAGATGCTGCTAATCGTCTTAAAAAGATACTTGGTGAATTATTTGACCCAATGAAACAAGCGTGGGCAGATAAAGGTCAAGAAGTTATGGACGCAGCTAAATATGCCGCTAAAGAACTTGGAAAAGATTTCGAAGATGTTGGCAGGTCATTTATGTCCGTGTGGACTAATGGAACTGGCAAAGAAACAATGGAAAATCTTCTGCAACTGGTGGCAGATTTGCTGAATATCATTGGGGATATTGGTAAAGCATTCGATGAAGCATGGAATCATGGCAATGCTGGCACTAAGCTGATTCAGACTATCTTTGACTCGTTAAATGATGTATTAGTATTGTTGCATGACGTTGCTACATCATTCAGGCAAGCATTCAACGATAATGGTTTAGGTGAGCAAATAATTAGCAACTTCATTAAGCTTTTAACAACAGTTGCTTCAACTATTGGAACAATTGCAAAAGCATTTGATGATGCTTGGAAACACGGAAATCTTGGAACTGAATTATTTAAAGCTATTTTGACTGCGGCTAACAACGTAATTATTTTGATTAACGATATTGCTAGTTCATTTCAAAAAGCATTCAGCAGTAATTTAGGCGTTAAGATGTTTTCAGATATTTTGACTATTGCTAAAGATGTTTTCCAAGTTATCGGTAACTTTGCAAGCCAGTTTGATAAAGCATGGCAAGCTGGAAACACCGGAACCGGTATTTTCAAAGCTATCTTAGGCATTATCGATGTAATTCTTGACGATTTGAAAGATATGGCTGATTATACAGTGGCATGGTCGTCTAAGCTTGATTTCTCGCCACTATTAGAATCTATAAAAACATTGCTCAATGCAATTAAACCAATTACCAAAGATGTATTTGACGGCCTTAAATGGGGTTATGAAAATATCCTATTACCGCTTGCCAAATTTACCATTACCGAACTAGTGCCTAACTTCTTAAACGCCTTGTCTGCTGCGTTAAAGGCTGTAAATGTAATAGTAAAAGCAGCAGAACCTACTCTTAATTGGATGTATAATAGTTTGCTCAAACCATTAGCTGAATTAACTGGCTGGGCTGTTAACGGGGCGCTTAAACTATTAGCTGATGCACTTAATGGCATATCTAGCTGGGCAGACAAACATCAAACGTTGATGAAATGGCTAGTTGGAGCATTGGTAACGATGGTAACTTTGAAGTATACAGCAAAAGGATATAACGGTTTAATTACCGATTTGGGTAAATTAATTGCATACAATGAGAAAGTCGGCGGACTAAAAAAACTCATTTCAACTTTATTCAGCAATATCACAGGTCTTGGAGATTTAAAGAAGGCTTGGGAATATACAAAAAGTCTTGCAAATGTGCCTGGTCTAGAAAAAGTTGCATCAGGGTTAAAAAGTGCTTGGGGTGCTTTAAAGAATTGGAGTATTTGGGGCAAAGCAGCAGCCCTTGCCCAAGATGCGTTGAACTTTGCTGCTGCAACTAATGTATATGTAGACTTGGCACTTGCTATTGCTGCTATTGTTGCTGCATTAGCAGCTTGGTGGCTAAGTGATGATAAAAACCGTAAAAAAGTAGTCCAAGGCTGGAACAGCTTTAAAACTACAATGAGCAAAACATGGGATAGTTTGAAAAAAGCAGTTGGTAAATGGGCATCAGACACGGCTGAAACTGTTGATGATGGCTTAACTAATGCACAAAAAGCACTGAAAAAAGATGGAGATACTTTCAGTAAAGAGTGGAGTTCACTATGGACGGGCTTAACTAAATGGCTCAGTAAAAACTGGGAAGGC